ACAAAAATGTTATACATCCAAAATACTTCTTTCCTTTAGGAGTGTGCATAATAAGAGAGCGCTGATTCTTTCGCAAGATTGAATCGGCATGATCTCGAAATTGAGTATCGCCAACTTGAGGTCGTATTTTCATCACTCTAGCAACGGATCTAGTCTTCTTCGATGGAGTGTCTTTGAAGGGAGATTGTGAAAAAACGGCATCTTCACCGAACATATAATGCCAAACATAACCGGCAAAGTCTGTTAATTTAGGGAGGAAAAGTTTAAAACATATTCCAACAGCCAAAGCTAAGAGTGACTTTTCAACAACCCCATACTTACTAAGCCAGTCGCACCAAGTGTCTATTTTGTTAAAGACAACTACAGATGGATGTGCAAGCAAGTGTGATATGAATCTTGTATACTTGGAACTAGTTTCTAATGTTTCAATCACGTCATCGTGAGTACTATCTTTTTCAACCTTAAAAGTGATGCCGTCTTGAGTTTCATTCAATATTGCTTTTCCATTAGGTTTAGGAAGATTTGGTGCAAATGTGACACTTGGAACTGAACATGTCGATTCACTAGAAGTACCATCATTATGTCTGTACCAATCAGCGTAATCGTTAAAAGAGACAACAGCAGCATCATGCCAATTTTGCCTAGCATTGCTGTGTTCAATCACTTTAAAAACAAGATCATCAAAATCATATACCATGTTGCCGTCAACAAATTCTAGCAAATGAGGTCCCAAGTTGGGTGAAATACCGCTGGAAGAGACTTTCTCCCAATCAATTTTTCTTGACATATCATCTACCATTGGGTCCTTGCAGTAAGCTGATTTGACTCGAGCTACAACATTTATGGTGCATCGCCTTGTAAAAGCTTCAGACGATATAATTGACTGTGGGTTGAAATCAGTTAGGTTGGTTGTACAGAAAACGAACTTAGAATTGAAGTAAGACAAACGTTTTTTGGGTAATGCAGCCATGTGTAGATTGTATTCAAAACTGTTTATAGCCCTAATGAGATTCATCCATTCATTGTCTGGATTTCCTGCAACATCAGTACATTGTCCAAGATCATCAAACAGAGTAACAAGTTGGTTATTATAGCCATCCCAATATTTGTTCTCTGCTTGGCGATTGTAAACGAAATCTTTTGGTGACTCCTTAAATCTAGCATAGTCTTCATCATTCAACGTTTTACCGCAAACAGCTGCTGTCAAACAATGAATAACTTGGGATTTGCCTATACCTGGACCTCCTTTCAACATGACTGCTACAGGTTCCTGTCTATAGCCTTCACGTTTAAAATCAATAGACATAAATGGCAGCATCAACTTGTTTAGTAGGTTTTTCTTGCTATTCATGAAATCTCTCAAAGTTTGAGGAGTCTCACGAGGCAATCTTAACAACATGTCATCGAGCTGGTCATCCAGACCTATAAGGTGTAGGTAATTAGATTCTGTTAGGTGAAGCTCTTTAGCAAAATACTTAGTTTCCAAATCACTAATCTTTTGAGCCAGAGCATTTATTTCCCCTCGACCTGAAGTTAGAAAAATAACACCGTCGCTCGAGATAAAAAAG